GTACTCGCGTTAAGGAGACGCCTAAACAACGCTACGCAAGGCAGCAGGCGAAACAACGTGCGGACGAGAAGAGCGCGCTGCGCGCCACTGGCAGTAAGATTGCGTCTGCCGTATCTGGGTTTGAGCGCGGGCTAAGACCGATAGCTGATATAGTAGGGTCTGTTAATCCGTATAACTATATCCCTGATCTTTTTACATCTAAAGAAGAAAGGGCCGCTACCGAAAAACGGCTGGCGACCTACGCCGCAGAGCGGCAGCAGGCTAACCCCATGACCTTTGCTGGCGGCAAACTCGGCGGCGAAATTGTAGGGACACTTCCGCTCACGATGGGCGGCGGTGCAATTATTCAAGGTGGTGGCCGACTGCTTACCAAAGTCGCGCCACGTCTAGGCCCTGTGGTAGAAAAATTTGGCCGCGCGGTTACCTCCGGCGGCACGCGGGTAGCTAAACCAACTAAGGCGGCAGTAAAAGAAGGCAAGATTATAGCCGGATCGCGCAAGGCGCGTGTCGGGCTTCGTGCTGCTGGCGGTTCTGTTTCAAGCCTTATAGCTGCTGCCGCTACCGATCAAGATTTGACGGACGCCGCATTGGCCGGTGCCACCGTGCCTGTCCTTGGGCATATCCTCAAGTTTGGCGCGGGCAAAACATATGACATTCTAGCTGGCCGCGCTGGGCCAGTGGAAGCCGCTCGAATTTTGCGTGAAGTCATAAGTGACAACGCAACTCAAATTGAGAAGGCGCTGCGAAATTCACCAAAGAAAATTAAAGCCAGCACGGCTGAGTTTCTGGCGTCGCGGGGGTTGCTCACGCCTGAACTGGCTGCGGCTACCCAGATTGCTAGTGCAAGCGCCGAAAGCGCACCCCTTCTCCGCGTAGCGAAACAGCGCGCCGCGGGACAAAAACGTATGCGTGAAGTTATCAGCGGCGGCGGAACGCAAACAGAAGCAGTTAGCAACATAGCGGAAACTAAGAGGGCGTTGCAGGATGTAACAGGTCCGCAACGTGAGGCCGCGCTTACAACGTCTGACGTTGGGCGCACGCAAATCCTTCCGCTTGAACGGGAGGCCGCGCGCTTACGTCAGTTGGCCTCCGAAGAAGCTGAGAACGCGCGGCGTCTGCTCACGGCAAACGACAGGAGCGCGACGCTTATCCGCGAAAGTGGCTTGCGTTTGCCTGCCGATATAAAACGGCAGCGTGCGATTGTCGCCGGATTGGAACGCTTTGGTGGTGAAGCTGCGGATAGGTCGGTTGCGGCAGGAACAGACGCTCGCGCAGCAGAAGCAGCAGCAGCTAACTTGCGCGCACAGGGGTTACAGCCGTTAGATATTTCGGGCTTAGTGTCTACGTTGCGGCAAAAAGCATCCGAAGCTGAGTTTGTAAGCCCTGATCGGTTCAGGATATTGTCAGAGTTTGCTAACAATCTGGAACGCCGCGCGGCTAAAATGGGTGGGGTAATCGACGCTACGGGGCTTTATTTAGCGCGCCGCGAAATGGGTAACTTTGTGTCCGGCATCTTAGGTACGTCAGACCCTAAAGCGTTGCGCCAAGGCACAGCGCAGCTTATAGCCGAAGCGCAACCGTTAATTGATGACGCTATTGAAACCGCCGGTGGTAAAGGTTGGCGTGAGTATCTAAATACCTTTGCCGAGGGGATGAAAGGTATTGAGCGCCAACAGCTTCAGCGTGAACTTGCCAAGCTACCTGAAGCACGGTTTGCCAAGGTAATGAAAGGGGAAGACCCTGACTTTGTTGAAAACATTTTAGGCCCCGGTCGGTACGACATCAACGTAGAAATGCAGGGTGCGGATTTAGCTACGGCTAAAAAGCTGGGCCGCGATATTGAAGCGCAACGTGCCGTGTCGCAGACGGGTCTTGAGGATTTACCTCAGTCGCAGCGCCTGTCGTTTAAGCAAGGCGTTACAACTAATGTCGGCGGTATGTTGGAGCCAACCGTGCCAAACTTATTCACGGCGGGCGCCCGCGTATTAGGTGGTTTGCCGCACGTTTACGGCGGCGGCATAGCGGCTCAAGAGTTTGGCGTTCGGGCGGCGCAAAAAGCGTCGGAGAACACGATGCGTAACTTAGTCCCTGCGTTGGCGTCGCCGCGCCAAGCGGGCGAGTTGCTACGGGTGCGACCAGCCGAAGACTATATCAGCAAGTTTCTGTACGGAAAGCAAAGCGCACCACCATTGGTCGCGGCGCCCCGTCAGATACAGCCGCCTGCCGCTCAAGACCCAGACTTGCTTTATGCCCTGCCGCCGCAAAGCCTACGCGCCCAGCAGGCGGCGGCTAACCGAAATGCTTTAACACCGACCCAACAAGCTATAATAAACCAAAACAATATGGGCCAAGCCAGACAGCAAGCCGTGGTTCAGACAGGTGTGGCAGGCATCACGCCGCAGACGATGGGCGAAGAGTTTGGGTTCCCTGACTTCGATCCTGAAACTGGCCAACCGCTGGTGAACATAGATTTTTCCGAAGGCTACGCCGTGCCGATATATGGTGACATACCTGAAAATAAACGGTTTAAAAACCTTAACGCCATGAGACGCTAACAATGACCACCATCGACCAGACCCAAGCACAACTCAACACGCACGAACAGGTCTGCGCGTTCCGGTACGAAAGTATCTGCGCGCGGTTGAAGCGCCTTGAAACCATAGGTATGTCTGTGGCCGGCACCATCATAGTGCTGTTGCTCGGTATACTGCTCAAGGCTGGTGTATGAGCATCATTCTGGGCGAACGCAGCCTGTCACGGCTTGAAGGCGTCCACCCTGATCTGGTGCGCGTTGTCAAGAAAGCCGCCGCGCTGTCCGACCTTGACTTCACGGTGCTGGAAGGTCTGCGTACCGTAGAACGCCAGAAGCAGTTAGTGGCCCAAGGCGCATCGAAGACGATGAACTCGCGTCACATCACAGGCCACGCTGTCGATCTGGCGCCGATGATCGGCGGTAAAATATCATGGGATTGGCCGCTGTATCACCGGCTGGCTAAAATAGTAAAGTCCGCTGCGGCGGACGAGAAAGTCCCGCTCCAATGGGGCGGCGATTGGCGCACTTTCAAGGACGGCCCACACTGGGAACTGCCTTGGAAGTTTTATCCGAAGGAGAAGTAAAATGCTTAAAGGTTATCGCACATATGTTCTGGCTGCACTCGGCGTTCTCAGCGCCGCCGCCAGCTATCTGGTCGGCGACACAGACCTGATGACGGCGGCTAACGCTGCCTTTACCGCAGGCGCGCTTGCGTTCCTACGCGCGAGTGTCCCTCGCCCGTAACCAACGCTCACCGTACCAAATAGCTTTACGCATCTCTTGAGCCGCTTCGTCCTTATGGCCTAGGCGGCTCAAGTATTTTAGCATGTTACCGCGGCAATAGCCGGCGAACTCTTCCGGCGACAGCTTGGCCTCGATGAAGTCGATGGCTTCAATCCCGCCGCGCTTGTAATGGTCAGGGTTGACGGCGTCCTTGAACGCTAACGCTTCGGCCCATGAGCCGTCATCGCTTTTGTCATCAATCATTTCTTTAACCTCATCATAATCTCGCCGCGTTCGCGCGCCGTCCGCATCGCAGAGTAACGCTGATGCAACCGCCGGGCGATGGCCGGGCGCTTGTGCGTCTTCAGTTCCGCGTCCAGCGCATCCTTTAATTCGCCTTCCGTAAGGTCGGACAGCACGGCAATCATCGACCGCCAGTTTAGTTTACTCATTTGTCAAGTCCTACAATCTGCCGCGCCGTTGCGGGCTGTTCAAGATACGAGATGGATATTTGGTCGCCTTCTTTAATTCCGGCGCCTTTGATCATCATCGCTGGTGGTCGGTCGGCGGCGTCCTTATCATAATAGCCGGCCAGCCACGCGCCTTCGGCGTTAACATACCGGCAGACGTAAGGGAAAAACTTAGATCGCATCTTTTAACTCCTCTAATGCTATGTCGGACACCGCACGCTTGTCGTGCAGCGCCGCCCATATGCGTTCATCAATACTTTTCTCGGTCAACATCACGTAGACCCAGACATCTTTGGTCTGGCCGCTGCGGTGCAGGCGCCCGACCGTTTGCTCGTACAGTTCCAGTGACCACGGCAGCGACAGGAACACCATGTGGCATCCGCCATGCTGTAGGTTCAGGCCATGCCCTGCCGACTTAGGGTGCGCCAGCAGCAACTCGACCTTTCCTGCGTTCCAGCGTTCGATGACATTGTCGTCGTCCATTGTCTGCGCGTGCGGGAAGCGGCGCTTCAGTTCCGCCAACTCTTCCTGATAGGTGTAGGCGACGATGGTGTTGGCCCGCTGGTTCTCCGCCAGCAGTTCTTCCAGCCGGTCGAACTTGTGGCTGCTGAACCAGATGGA